TCGTCTGTTTCAATTTCAGTTGCGATAGATGGAAACTGGACATCCATCAAACCAAAAGCACCATTGCGCCCAGACTGAAATCTAAGCTGCGCGCCTTCGGTGTCGGCTGGGTCCATGTTCTCTGTGACCTGTTGCCAGACGCCTTCAAAGAAACTGCGGTGGCTGGCGCATGAAAACGTGTCGCCTACGTGACCCAGCACTTTGCCGGTGTTTCCATCGATCACAAATTTGTGCCGGTCCTGTCGGCTGGCCTCGAACACCGGATCGAAGTCTAGATCGGTGGGCAGTTCGAGGTCTTGGCTGAAGTTTTGAAAATCTAACATAGTTCTCTCTTTCATTTGATTGGTTGGTCTGTTCGTTGGTTGCTGACTGCATCGTCAGACCGAAGGCATCACCCTTCGATGACGGCCCGAAGGCCGTTTCGCTTATGCAACCGCAAAAAGCTTTTCTTTTGCCAAGGCTAATTGCCAAGGCTTCAAGCTGGTTTCTTCGAACACCGGAACCAGACGCCCGCTGCGCTCAACTACGATGTAATTTGCGCTGTAGAGTTCATATCCTTTGATCGCGTGAAGCAAACGGCTGGCGTTTGCATATGATTTCGCTGATTTCAATTTGATCACATTACGATTACGTTTCTGCATTTGATTGGTCCTTTTCATTTTGATTTTGTGTCTGCTCGTTCAGCCAGACGTTTATGCTTTCCAATTCACCGAAGAATAAATCGTCGGGCATTGCCTCTAAGTCGTTTGACATTAATCATCCTTCTTTTGGTCAGTTAAAAATGATGCTCAAAACGTCGAGCCATAATGATAAAAACCCATAAAGGGCGAAAAAATATCTGATTACTTAACGTCCTTTATTAGGTGGTTTTCCATCGTGATGATGCCAAACCATTCGCGCCCTTTTCCGGTGATATGCGGGCGATTGGCTACAGTCAGTTCACCATCGCCGCGATACTGTGGACCGAATAGGCTGGTCTCTATATACGCAAGCGGCTTTCCGATATTTTCTTTGCAAGCTTTTTTGCTGGGGTAGTTTGCTATCATTGTCATTTAATTGGTCCTTTTCGTTGGTTGGTTGGTAGCCGCAAATCAAGCGACTGTCCGAAGTCTACATCTAACCCGTTAACAAATGCAACAGTTAATTATTTAATTACGTTCCTGACTAATTGGTCAACAAACGATTTTGAAAAACGATTTTTTATTTTTTCGCACACCTTCCCCTACGTCAGGTGACTACATATAGTTGCAATATGGTTCTTATATACTCAGTGAAGGTATGATTTGTTCGCGCAGGGAAATTTTTTTGGTCTTAGTCTGACTGTTAACTTATTTGATTGACAACCTGTTAACTGGCGTAGTAGACTACTTATCTAACCAACCAACAAGGACCAATCTAATGAAAGCTACTACTATACACCATCTTATGAACGATTACTTGGATAACCACACTCTGGTTAAGGCTTGGCGCGTGCTGGACTACGTGCGGAAGTATCCTACTGCACTCAGTGGCCTTAATCGCACTGAGTTGGCGATATACAAGGCCATCGTCAACAACTGTGGCGAGGAGATGTAGAATGCAAGCTAGTATCAAGATCACTCAGCGTATGCTGAATAAGTCCATCATCGATGCAAACAAGTCAGTGGTGGCATTCGCCAAAGAACATCTTCCACACGACTACGATCACATAGCTACCCTGCCAAGCAGGAAGCTGATTTTCACTGGTGTATGGACACACGCCGACAATTTACCTGCTCCGGTACGTCTGTATCTAAGACCTCGCGGTGATAGGCTGCTATCTATCGGCAGTTTAAAGCTGTTTGCAAAGGCCGGTGATACTGTAACCTTCAGCCCAGCCTCTGACCCTTCCAACTATCAACTGGAGCTAGGTCTGATCGAAGGAGAGGCGGTATGAGTGGATGTGGAAGCACCCTAGACTTTGAGTTCATAAAAGCAATTATTCGCTACAACCAGATGGACAAGAAAAAGGTAGTCTATCTTAACTATCACGGTGACCTTTTGAAACTTCAAGAGGAAGTCAGTATGAATGGTAAAAGGTATATTGGATACCGCTGCCTAAGCTCAATTGATCCCTTCAATCGCTGGAACCTTAACAAACATTTCATAGGTAAATGGACTACTGGAACGAAGGTGGAATTTGTACGTGACGGTGAGAAGGTTCTATTTGAGGGTCTCTCATCTCCACGTTTGGAAGAGCTAACTTCAGACATGACCGGCATGTTGGAAGTGTGGAACCTAAACATCCACAGGTATGAACAAACTACTGAGAGGTGTGTGGCATGAAGTTATACACCAACAATCAAGGCCAGTGGTCAGGCACTCAGGCTGATGCTCGCAAGCGGTTCAAGAATGACATGCGCCTAGTCGAAGTGCCGGTAGACAAGCCCAATCTGCTTGCCTTCCTCAACGATAACGAAGTGGGTTCTTTCGAGGCGCTTGGTCACAAGCCAGAGCCAAACCCTGATCAACTATCTCCACACGCAACAAGCTGGGTGTCGTGGGCCTTAGAGCGCCTACAGCACGGCCAGAAGAAGGATGCAGAAGAGATGCTGATCAAAGGTCTCAAGATACAGAAGGAGAAGGCCAATGGCTAAGGAAGAAGTATTCAGCAAGTTTATATGGTCTATTGGTGGTTTGACTGAGGTAATCGGTCAAATGCACTGTAGCGGCAATATGGAAGGTACTCAGCTACACTGGCACGATGATGAGAACTACTGGTTCACGTTAGAAATGCGGGAAGACGGTGTCTATGCAGAGATAGACGATAGTACGGATGCAAAGACTATGTATGCTGCTATCGGCTACTGCCAGTATCATGGCATCTCCTACAGCCTTATTTGGCAAGATTACAGAAAGGAGATGTCCAATGGCTAAAGCTCCTTACGTTAGGCCGCGAGAGGTAGGTAATGGTTGGGTGTATGACATCAGGCCTACCGCTGAAGTGCTAGAGGCTTTCCCGCATCTGAATGTTAAACCACGGGAGAACTATACCTGTATTAGAGATGCCAATGCCCGTGGCTATGAAATCAAGCGTCTGTTCGAGGCTCACAAAGCCGGTGAAGAAGTAGAGGTCAGGGCAGACAGCCGCTCTGTCGCTGCCTTGGTGGACTACTACAAGGACAGCATGGCTTATACTAACATCAAGGCCGCTTCTACCAAGCGGTCATACGATGGTCATCTCAGTCATGTCCAACGTGTACACATAGGAAGTAAACCGTTCAGTAAGATGTTTGTGTCACAGGTTGACTACGAATACGCACAGAGATTGTGGCTACACATACAGGATGATGTCAGTACACACAAAGCCAACCACACATTCAAGGTGCTGAAGCTAGTCTGGAACGAGGGTTTACGCGCGGGAAAAGTTAAAGCTAACCCGTTCTCTCTGGTCAGGATACCCAAGCTACCGGACAGGCAGGTCATGTGGACCGTCGATCAGATCAAGGGCATGGTGAAGTACTGTGATGAGCAGGGCTACCCTAGCATGGGTACTATGATCGTCATGTGTTACGAGTTCTGCCAGCGTCCGGTGGATGTACGCACTATGAAGTGGTCTAACATCGACGGGCGTACTGGTGTGTCTAACTTCATCCAGCAAAAGACCGGCAAGCAGATGTCTATCAAAGTCACCAACGCCGTTCAGGATAGGTTACATCTACATCAGCACCGTAACTCAGACGATTACATCTTCGCATACGAGAATACTGGGCGTCCATACACTCAAGATCGCTGCAATAAGTTCTTTCGTAAGCTGGCTGACGGTTACGGGCTACCTGAAGTACCTCTACACAGCCAGTTCAATAAAGATGGCAGTCAGATGTATTCTACCATCTGGTTAGCTGACTTACGACGAACTGGTATAACCCATGCCAGTCAGTCTGGCTGCTCTGACAGAGAGCTAATGGCTTTATCAGGCCACAAGAACCCTCAGATGCTGGTTGTATACGCAGTAGAGGGCGAGATTGAATCCACGAATGCAAATATAAAACGAGGACTATTATAAATGGATCACGAACAAATTACTGTTCAGTATGTGCGGCACTCCGGTGATGACCTCTCAGTCGTAGACGCGGCTAGAGTGAGCTATGACGATAAGAGTGAGGCTCTGGGTTATACGGGTAAGGAAGGTGGCCCAATGATCCCTGAGTTACACGACAGGGATAAGAAGCTCATTCGGTATTTGGCTGACCATAAGCACTACTCACCATTCAACCATGCCTTCGTCACTTTCCGGTGTACCGCGCCGTTGTTCGCTATGGCTCAACTAAAAAAGAGCGAGTACATGCCGTGGAATGAGATAAGCCGCCGTTACGTGGACAGTGAGCCTGAGTTCTACTGGCCTAATGAATGGAGAGGCCGTCCTCGCAAGGGTAACTCCAAGCAGGGTAGCGAGGGCCACATCACTATCTCCGACGATATCATAGAGGATTCCTATGACGGCGCTATGATCAGCTACCGGACGCTACTGGACATAGGTGTAGCTCCAGAGATGGCTCGCATGGTTCTACCGCAGTCGATGCTATCATCATGGATCTGGAGCGGCAGTCTTAAAGCTATCAGCAAGATGTGCAGCCTACGGTGTGCCGCTGACACGCAGTATGAGAGCCGTGTAGTAGCCAATCAGATTAGCGACATCATGCGAGGGCTGTTCCCAGTTAGCTGGGCTGCGCTGATGGGAGAGGCTTACCCGTATATACGCCCAATGAGTGACGAGGAGAGGCAGAGAGCCAAGGAGAGGGCGGCATGAGTAACGAAATCAAAATCACAGAACTGGAAGAGCATGAGGATGGGTCAGCGACTATACAGCTAGACCTTAGCCCTGAAGTCTTCGCAGAGATATTCCAAGCCGGTTTCATAGCCTTGGTTAAGCGAGGTCTAGATGAAGAAGAGGAGTTGTAATGATTAAGCTCTGTTATTACTGCTCACGTACCGACCAGCTACTGGCACATAAGACTATTGAGAAGTCGGTGGCTGAACGAGAGCTTAATAAAAACCGAAGCTCTCAGTTCTACATTCACTTGGAATCGATAGATGGTTACTAACTTAAATGGCAAAAATGGCAGACTGCCACTCTGGAATCTGCCATGCCACTTTACCCCAGTCAGAGGCATTTTATTGTTTAATATCAGTAATTTGGCTCCGGCGGTAGGGATCGAACCTACGACCAATTGATTAACCGTACCCATTGATTTCATTGGATAATTCGGGATATCTGCAAAATGCCTGTTAACACTAATTGTTTTTATATGCACCTAATTAAGTGTTGACAGATGCGAATAACTGTATAAGCTAACGCTGTCTCTTTGGAGAGGCAGAACCCCAAACCAACTACCAACCAACTACTATGAGTGACCAATGACCTACCTCGAACAACTAGAAGTCATCAAGACTATCCCCATAAGGGAAGGAGACACTAAAGTAATCCAGTGTCCTTTCTGTGGCGGCTTAAAGAAGCTGTCTGTTTCTAAAGTAGACGGCCAATTAAAGTGGTATTGCTTTAGAGCCTCCTGCAATGGCAAAGGTATCTATCAAGGCAAGAGAAGCTTACAGGCAGCTAAGAACTATCTAGCAGATGCAGTACAGCAAAAGACTAGAGAGCCGAAGCCTATTCCTTTGATCACTACACCAGCCCGTAATCATCAGCCAGCACTCGACTACCTAGAACAGAACAACAGTCTAGAGGCTTACGAAGCTGGATACATAGATGTCCGATACGCACCGGCAGAGGACAGAGTATTATTCTGCACAGACACAGGCGCTGTAGGTAGATCTCTAAAGAAGTACGGACCTAAGTGGCTGACTTATGGTGTGCTTGAAGAGGGCATACACGTAGGAAATGGATCAACAGCCGTTCTTGTTGAAGATACACCGTCAGCCTGTAGTGTGAGTAGAATTGACGGCTTTGTAGGAGTTGCTTTATTAGGTACTCGAATAAGTAGTTGCCTAAAAAAGTCTCTAAATAAATACAGTGCCTGTTATTTAGTCCTTGACAAGGATGCATCGTCTAAGTCTATAACCATCTGTAAGAGTGTAAGTCGAAGTTTACTTGTTAGGCTAACTGCTGTGGACTTAAAGAGACTATCAGTTAACCAGCTTGTAGGAGTGTTAGA